TGATTTCCACATTCAACTTGGTAATGTATTGTTGAATTGCCGAGATGGTTGAATTGTGTTTGATTATTTCACCATTGTGTGCATTGATATGATTCAACACACCAGCAATATCTTTTAACCTATTTGAGATTTTATCAATTTCGGTCTTAACTTCCTCAAGACCCTTTTGTTGAACACCGACTTTGGATTTTCTCTCTTCAATTTGTTGTTCTTTGAAATGTGTTTCAATAGATTGTTTACAGGTTGGGCAGTTATCGTTCTTTTCATAGAATTCAATATCCTTTTCAATTTTGGTAATATTGTTTTCAATCTTCGCTTCTATCTGGATAAGTTTTTTGGATTTTTTCTCCAAGATATCTTTTCCATCACCAACTTTTGATGTTAAAACCGCAACATGTTTCTGTATCAAACCAATATCTTTTGTGATTTTGGTTATTTGATTTTGCGAGGTTACAATTTCTTTTCTTTTGTTTTCAATTTCCACATCGTTACGTAACTTATTATCTTCGATGTTTTGCAATTGGAATTTGATTTTCTCTTCAACCAAATTGATATCAAATTTTACTTTGGTAATATCATCTTTGATTGTGTATAATTTTTCTTTTACCACACCGTTCATTGAGGAAAAGATTTGAATGTCTAGTAAGTCCTCGATGATTGTTCTGCGGTCTGAGGCAGACAACTGCATAAACGGAACAAAAGAAGCCGAACCAAGGATGACAACCTGCGTGAATGACTTGTAGTTTAGTTTGAGAATGTTCTTCTCTAGAATTTCTTGATAGTCTTTTGCAGCCGCATCCTGGTTCATCAACGTATCATTGACGTAGATTTCAAACAGATTAGGTTTGATACCACGAACAACTTTATATGATTTTTTACCAATGGAAAATTCAACTTCAACTATCGCATCACGCGAGTTGATAGAGTTTAACAATTGTGGTTTGTTAATTTTGCGAAAGGGTTTACCGAACAGACCAAAGCACAGAGCATCCAGAATGGTGGATTTGCCTGCACCATTTTGCCCAATAATTAATGTGTTTTGTGATTTGGTAAAATCAATCTCAGTAAATACATTACCCGTTGATAACAAATTTTTCCAACGAATCTTACGAAATAATATCATGCTTGTTCAGTATTCAATGCCTCTACGTAGAGTTCTTTCAATAAATTCTTTAGTACATTATTATCTATACTGTCTTCTTTGATTGAATCCACAAACTTGTTAAGAATCGTCAACGTGTCTTCTGCTTGATCAATCATCTTCTCATCGATACCTTCAGTTAATTCAGTGAAGTCTTCTGCAATGGTGATATCGACTGGATTAACATTATACAGACTATTCATAAACTTGTCAAACAAGTATGGATTTGTTTTGTTGATTACAACCACTTTAACATATGTGCCAGTATAAACACTCAAATCTTTATTGGTAATTTCTGTAATAGTTTCCTCTTTGTCATCATATCTGATTCTATGAAAAATGACATTAGGATTTTTTACGAAATCAAGTCTTTCACTATCAAGATCAAAGATATGGAAACCGCGAGGATCATTGTAATCTTGCCAAGTAAGTTCATATGGGTTTCCAACATAATGAATATCGTCGGAACTAGACTTATGATGATAATGACCAGAAAAAGTATGAGAGAACTTTCTAAAAATACCACGATCTAATCCTCCCTCAGAGGGCATACCACGATACATAGCAAAGCCAGAAATCTCAAAATGCCCCATGCAATATTTTGCATCTGTTTCTTGCAACATCTTCATTGAGTCTTCATAATTTTCCGGGCAGATCCAAGGCATCATACAGATTTTATGTGGACCTACATATATTTCTGCCGGATTGTCAATGATGTTAAATGAAGATGCGTATTCACCGAGTAAAAGGTTGACTGAATTTACATCATTGGTATTTTTAAAATAGGTGTCGTGATTGCCTGCCAACATATGCACATCAATACCCATTTGGGCCAATGGTTCAAAGAACATTTCTTTGGCACGTTTTAGTGAATAGAAGTTGATGTACTTCCTACGATCAAAAGTATCACCAAGGATCAACACAGCTTGGATTTTTTCCTCTTTCAATTTAGGAAAAAAGGTATCTCTATAAAACTTTTCATAGAAATCCAGGAAATGAACTGAATCATTTCTTGCACCAAAGTGTTGATCGGTTATGATGGCAATTTTCATTTATTTTTTGGACTCTGTTACCCGTTGGCGTAATTCGGTTGTTGAAAAACTGTGTTGTCTACTATTGAAATAGACTTCCATTGATAGATCGTGACCAGTAAACTGTTTATCACGATACTCTTCTCCAATGATTCTAACATCAATTGGATAGGATGTCAATATGTCTTTCAGTTCCTTTTCTGTGGCATATGGTACAATTTGATCCACGTATTTGCAAGCATCTAACTGAATGAATCTTTCCAATACCGATTGAACAGGTTTATTTTTCCAATTTCTATCAATTGTTGGATCGGTTTGTAGACCAACAATCAAATAATCACATTTGGTTTTTGCTTCTTTCAACATCATTACGTGACCTGCATGAAACAGATCAAAACATGAACATGTAAATCCTACTTTCATAATTACTCCATAAATTTTTCAATACCTTTCGGCTTCTTTACCGTCTTTAATTCTTTTTTGGTTTTTTTGGCAACTTCATAGTTCTCAATGAACTCGGCAATGTTGTCATACAATTCGAACTGTTTGGTTGTACCGTCTTCAAACTCCATAGTTTCAAATTCATCCAAAACACCAATTTGTTCGGTTGCTTTGTACTTCACATACAACTGTTTCTTTTCTTTTTGTATCCTTCTGAGGAACGCATAGTAAATGATTTGAGTGAAGTAAGCAAATGGGTTTTTGGATTTATTCGGATCAAAGTTCTCAAAGTACATCAGGCAGTTTTCAATGCCATCCGAAATCATTTCATCTCGGTAAGTATAGTTGATGAAGTTTGGTTTATGTGAAAGTCCTTCGGCAATCTTCATCCAACATTCACCGATATAATTTGGTATGTTGGGTTTCGATTTGCCGTTCTTCTCGGCCTCAATGCATGACTCTTTGTATGCAACTAGTGCCTTTAGGAAATCTTCGTTATTGATGTAGTGTTTCTGTTTATTCATTCAAGTATACCATAAAAAGTTGTTGACAAAGGGCTTGACACGTGATACAGTTCACGGTGTAGCCCCGATGATATTAATGTAATAAGTTTCCTTTAACTGATTCCATATCCTTTAAGACTTCCATCATATTAAGTTCCTCATCTTCTTTAATTTTGGATCTATTCCTTAGTATTTCATTCATCTTGTCCAAAGTACTAAGGTAATATTCCACAAATTCTTCGGTTGGTTTAAAAACACAGAGAATATCCTCGGTGTTAATTGCTACCGCATCACCTTTCATGATATCCACAGGTAACCAATGTTGTAGAATGATATTCGCACTGCGAACTGCAAACATCATAGGGCTTGAAATTTTAAGTTGGAAAGAATCAAGTTCTTCCATAAAGCAAATAACATCTGTTCCATCTTTAAATCTGACAATGTGAATGTTATTTTCCATCTTTTAATCCTATATTATAAAGTTTGAAAGTGAACTTCTCTTCATTATATATTTTCACTCTTTCCACGAAATGTTGTAAAGTAAAGTTCATTTTCTTTTTGTGTCTGAGGTCGTCTGCAATGTCATAGAGTGTCGCCATTTCTTTTCCCTCCGACTGTCTAAGAGATCGTCCAATAGATTGAAGATTTCGAACTCTTGACTTTGACGGAGATGCGAATATAATATTATGCAAATTCCTAATGTTAATTCCAGTAGAAAAAGTCCCAAAAGAAGCCACAACAATAGCATCATTCTCTGTCTCCATAATTTTACGAATATTCTCGCGGTCTTCCGTTTCTACTCCGCCGTGTACAAAAAATACTTTGCGGCCGTTTGCTTTTTCTTTAATAATATTATACAATATTTTACAATTTTTTTCAACCATTTGGTAAAGCACAAGGGTATTTTTATCTAAACTAATTGCCAAGTTTCTAATGAATCTGTTCCTGTTTTCGGAAGTTATTAGATACTCTATTTCTTCTTGGTACGAATCGTCTTTGTGTTTATCGCACACCTCTGGTGAATGTTTTAGTACCAGACATTTGATGTTGAAAGGTGACAATTGTTTTTTGTCAATCAGTTCTTTTGTTGTGATTACCTTTTCAACAGCACCAAACAAACCTTCCAGAACCAACTTATGAGTTTTTGTTCCGTCTAATGTACCAGTTAACCCAATACGATACTTTGTTTTGTTTGCGGCAGTCATAATGGTTGTCAATGACTGTGCTTTGAATAGGTGTGCTTCATCTCCAATGATGTAATCAAACTGTTCAAAGTAATCTTTTGGCAATTGGTAGAGAGACTGCCATGTGGAAATAATTACTGATTTATCAGAAACTTTTTCTTTTCCTTGGTATATTCTATGTACGTTTTCTGAAACAACGAAATTATTTTCTGATGAGTAATCCGCAAAATCTGAATACAACTGTTCGACTAGTGATGTTGTAGGTACAATGATAAGTCCCTTTAACTTTTGATAATCGAGAAGTTGTCTGACCAACAGATAAATTATGAGTGATTTTCCTGATGCGGTAGGAGATAACAACAGAGCTCTTCTATGTTGCATTGCGTGAATGAATGCATTTCTCTGATGTTCTCTGACTTCAATTGGTCGACCTTGTGAATGTAAATTCAGAGTTTTAACATATTTTTCAAAATGATATATCGAATATTCATCTTGAGTTTCTTCAAATTCGTATTTGTAACTGCGTTCTTCACAGAACTCTTTCAGGTAATGTATCAACCCAAGATATATTTGACTTGTGTTTAAATGAAAGAGATATATCTGAATGCTGGAACAAATTGATAACCGGGAACAAAAAAGGAAAAATATTCGTGTAGTTCTTTTGCTATGTATTTTTCACATTCTACTTTAGCAAAGACTTCATCGAATTTGGAAATTATTAAATCTTTTTCTTCCATCTTTTTTCCCATGGTGCATTCATTTTAATTCTTTCACTTCTTTCTTCACTTTGTGTTAAAGCAATTTTTGATAATTTATTTTTAACTTCATCTGTCATTACTATTGGCGCTTTGCCTTTTTTACTTTCCATATAACATTTTCTATTGCAATATTTTTTAACATCATATAAGAAAGGTTTTATTCCTTGTCTGGGTATTGTATTTCCACATTGTTCGCAACACCTTAATTTAGTTTCACAATTTTCAAAGTGCCACCTTAACATATTTGGTTCATTACCTTTTACACCACACTTTGGACATTTTAAAATTGTAGAATTTCTTATATTTGCTTCTGTGGTGCATAGTTCTTTGAATTCGATAAAATCTTTATTTTGTATTTCATCAAATTTTATTTCTTTTAAAGTTTTAAAAATATCTTCCATAAAAATCTCCATTTTGGAGTATTTATAAAAAGACTGATTTGACCATCATTGTCCCGCAACGAATTTCTCCCATGAGATAAAGTCTCTCAATTGCCAAGTTCTTTGTTTCAGTTCCGACATGATAGATTCAACAACAGAAACGGCTTCATCATGGTATACTTTCTTTTCAAGTAACTTGATCAAGTCTTTGTCTGCTTCAAGATATGTGGTAATATCTGATTTCAAAGCAAACTGAAATGGTTCCCAACCGTATTGTTCCAGTTCTTCTTGAGATAATTTACCAGTGAAGTATTCCCACTTGATCTTACGCATACGTAGATAATCAAAGTGTGCCTTCTTGGAAGCTATTTTGTGTTTGGTGAGAATGCCAAGATACTTACTATGAATTGTAGGTATTCTGATTAGTTCTTTGCTGGGTTCGGTTTGGTCAATGACAGCATCCGATTCCCACAGTTTTAATATTTGTTCAAGTGTTTCCATAATCGTTTCACAAATTTCATTTTTACTTTATAAATCAAGAGCTTATGCTCATTTAATCGTTTCAAAACATTATAAAGGATATCTATTAAATTGT